TTGCTGCGATTGAGGCGGCCAACGCGGCTGCTGTGGCCGCTGCCACTGCGCAGGCCATGGAACAAACCACCGAGATGCAAAGGAAAAAAGATGACGCACTACGACTCGCGGCAAAGCGTGCTCAAGAGAATGCTGCCGCTGCTACTGCTGCTCGCGCTGAGCGTGACGGGCTGCGCAACCAGATCAACACCGCCACCAGCGCCCTGCCCACAGCTACCTGCACCTCCGCAAGAGACTACGCCGCCACCGCCGCAGCCGTATTCGAGCAATGTGCTGCAGCTCTTGAAGAGCTGGCGACAAAAGCTGATGGACACGCCACTGACTCAAGAACCCTGACCAACTCTTGGCCAACAACTGAAAGGAAACCATGAACCTCACAAAAAACTTTACCCTCAAGGAGCTCACCAAGTCAGAGACTGCGGTGCGCCATGATGTTGACAACACACCCAACGAAGAGCAGATCGAATCACTGCGTTTGCTTTGCGAAAAGATCTTGCAGCCAGTGCGCGACCACTATGGCAAACCAGTTCGGATCAATAGTGCGTTTCGCTGCGCAGAATTGAACCGGCTCACGGGTGGGTCTGCAACCTCAGACCATTGCAAGGGCCAAGCAGTTGACTTTGAAATTGACGGTGTGTCGAATGATGAGCTGGCACGCTGGGTGCAAGAGAATCTTGAGTTCAGTCAATTGATCCTTGAATTTTTTCAACCCGGCATTCCTGATTCGGGGTGGGTGCATGCCTCTTACAACCCACAAGCTCTCAAGGCTCAAGTGCTGACAGCCACCAAGGTCGCCGGAAAGACGCAATATCTTCCCGGCTTGGTGGTAGCTTAACCCTGCGATGCACCCAGCGCTTTGATGCGCTGGCTGTAGCTGGCTGTGTGCCGGATCCGCTTGACCATGTCAATGCGCCCGATGGTGTCTTCGTTGGCCAAGCGAAGATCTTTCAAAGCGGTCATGCGCTCGCGTGCTGGCCGCTTGCCAGCTCTTGCCGTCTTGTCGGCCAGATCTTCGTAGGCATCTGCCCACTGATCCAAGTCCTCATGGATTGAGAAGGCCTCTTCTTTTCCCGGCACCATCAAGGCATAACCAAACCGCGCCACGGTATCAGCAGGTTGCAGCTCTTCAGCTTGCACTGTCACCAGCTCTGGCTCAACTGTGTCGGCCAACGCCGCCTCAATGATTACCGGATCGCTGGTCTGCACAGGTATGGCCACCGGCTCCGGCTTGGCCACCAGATCCAACGGGTTGGCTGGCTTGGCCACTGGCCGCGGCTTGGCCTCATCAGGATAGTCGGCTGCCTCTTCAGCACTGATCAAGCCCTTGAGTACATCAGGGAAGGCATCGCGCAGCGCAAAGCCACGAGCTCGCATCTGCATCATGCGTTTCGGATATGCCGACCACGGGCCCTGCTTGCCCCACAGGCCAGCTCGCTTGGCATCTTCAAGGCTGAACTTGGCAACCACTGGCTTGCGTTTTTTTCGCTTGGCAATGCAAACGGCCACCGGGTTGGGTGTGTCTTCGCCTTCGAAGAATTCTTCAACGTCTTCACAGACTGCGCTGGCCTGCACCAGCGCCATCATTGCATCGCCGTACACGCTGGGCTTGCCGTTGATCACAGCAATATTTTGCAGGGCCTGCATGGGTGCCAGCCCCATCTCATAGCCCCACTGCACGCAGACCAGAATGTCTTGGGGCTTGCCTTGGTAGGCCTTGGGCACCATGCTGGAGTTGGCCAGCATGTCGCTGAATTGGATGGCCTCGGTCAGCGTTGCTGGCGCAAAGCCCCTGTTAGTGGTGGTTAGTTCCATTTGGTTCTCTCTCGGTTAAGTAGGTTTGCATGGTGGTGAAGATCAGGTTGGCCATGGCCTCAACAAAGGCCTCAGCTTGTTGCTCGGTGCAGTCGGTCGCGTTGAGCATGGCCACGACAGCTGCTTCGTAGGCCTGCTGCATGTCGGGCCTGCCTTGCAGGTTCAAGACCGCTCCTTGATGGTCAGCGTGGACTGGCGCACAGAGTAGGCTTCCTTGGCTGGCACCAAGCGCTCGGCTGCCGCCTTGTAGTTGCGCATTGGCCAGCTGATCACAAACTGGCCAGCTCGGCCACGCTCGGCCTGCCCCATCAGTTCTTTGAGCTGCTTTTCGTTGTTGTCAATGGTGGCCTCGGCTTCGCGGATCACAGACTTGGCAGCCAGCAGTTGCTCAGCCAAGCGCTCGGCCTGCATGTCCAGCGATATCTCTTCCTTGGCCGCGGCCTGTGGGTAGATTCGATCCATCTCCTTGCTTGACTGTGGCGGGTACCAATCGATTACGCCGCTGTCGCGGTAAGTCTGCAGCTTGTGCTCAAAAGCAAGCACAGCTTTGATGATGGCCTTTTGGGTGTCATCATGCGGTGCAAACAAGAAAACCTTGAGCTCAATTCCTTGGTACAGCACGCACACTGCGCCCCACTTGTGGCCGGTGATCAGCATCTGGCCTTGCAGCTGGATGGGGCCGCGTGCAAGGTGTGGCACATCTTCGGGCATGGTCTTGGTCAGCTTGGCTTCAAGCACGCCGGGCCCGTTCAAAATGATTGAGTCTTGGCCAACCACATACAGGCCTTTGTCGGGGTCGGTGAAGATCTCTTGGCCAAGCCCGTAGCCAATGCCGTCCAGCGAGCACGACAGGGCGACGGCGTTGTGGGTGTAGGCGTGCCCGATCTGGGTGTCGTAGTCATTGATCCCCAAGCGCTTGGCTGCTTCGATCAGGATGACTGGCTCCAAGGTATTGCCCCAGCCCATGGCCTCATTGCCAATGTCGGGCCGCTCTTTGCCGTCAATGGCGTTGATGCTGAACTGCAGCTCATCATTGGGGGTGCTGTACTTGCTGAACCCCATGAGGCCGGGTAAGCGCGATGCGCTCATTGCTTTGTCGTCGGTCAGTTTGCCTGCCATTTTTTACTCCTGTAGTTGATAAACGCGCACCACTCTGGCATGCGCTTGGGGGTGATTGGCCTCAACAAGGCCAACCTTGACGAACTGTTTGGTGCGGAAGACCGCGCCCAGAACAGATGGGTGGAGGTGCGCGGGGATCTGAACCCGCTCGCGCACATCATTGATGCTGACACTGCCATGCTGGCGGCAGACCTCGGCAGCGACCACCCGGCACCGTGCCAAGAAGTCGGCATCGCGCTGCTCAAACAGGTCGAGCTGCGCATCTCTCAGGATCTGGCCGACCTTCATACGAAGATGATCACAACCAGCGCGATGGCTGACACCACATACAGGGCCATGTCGGCAGCTGCGGCTGCTCTGATCTCAAGTTTGTGCGGTGGTGGCAGCAAGGCACGCTGCAGGCGCAGCATGTCAGGGTCTGATTCTGGAATGAGGTCAGGCTCATGGGCTGAGCCGATGATCACTCGGCCAGTGTTAAATTTTTGTTTCATGGTTTCGCTCCTTAGATGCGTTTCAAGAGGTTGGACACCTGACTGGCGTTCCAGTTGGTATTGCCGCGTGGTGTGGCCACGCCGCGTGCTTGCAGGGCTGCTGCGATGTCGCGCATGGTGTCTGCGCCAGACTTGGTGATAATGTCGCGCACTATGGGGCCAACGCGCTCAGCGTACTTGTCGGCCTTGGCTTGGATCTTGGCCACACCGATGGCTGAGCCAATCTGGGGTGTGGGGCAGCCAAGGGTGCGGCCCTGTGCTTTGACCTGCGCCAGCGCTGACTTGGTGCGCTCGCTGATCTTGCGTGCTTCCCACTCAGCAAAGACGGCCATCATTTGCAAGAAGGTGCGGTCGGCTTCGGGCATGTCGGCGCAGACGAAGGGCACGCCGGACTCCAGCAGGCCAGAGATGAAGTGCACGTTGCGTGCAAGGCGGTCGAGCTTGGCGATGACCAAGGTGGCCTTGGCCTTCTTGGCGGTGGCCAGCGCAGCGGCCAGCTGCTCGCGGTCGTTCTTGCGGCCAGACTCGACCTCGGTGAACTCGGCCACCAGCTCGGCAGCGGCGATGTGCTTGGCCACAGCTGCACGCTGGGCATCAAGGCCGAGGCCTGACTGGCCTTGGCGGTCGGTGGAAACGCGGTAGTAGGCGACGTATTTAGTCATGATCAGGCCTCCACTTGCTTGGTATATTGCTTGGCTTCAATTACTGAGCCGGGGAAACGAGCCGACAAGGCTTGCGCTTCAACAAGCGTATCGCGGCGCAAACCAGTATTTTGTGCTGTGCGCACAATGTAGCCATCAACTTTGATGGTTTTAAGTTTGGCTTGTTTGCCTGTGCCATTGCACTTGAAGCAAACGCCATTTTTAACATTGGCAAAATTGCCAACAATGCCAGTGCCACAGCAGCGTGTGCATTTTAAAAAGGTTTTGTTTGTGGTCATGTTGAACTCCTGTAGGCTTTATCTGCCTGTTGAACATGAGCGAATCATAGCACGGTTTGTATATCGCTTTGGAAGTACCTAAACCAAGTATTTTCTAGGGAGTTACCCTAATACAACACATTTGGCTGGGCAGGCGGTATCAGGTAGATATACACTCGCCACCCATGAAACCTAAACTCAAACCTTTTCTCATGCGCTTGCACCCTGCCACGCGGGAGTTGCTTGACAAGGCAGCTGTTGACCAAGGCCGCAGCGTGTCATCCCTGATCGACCAGTGTGTGCGTGAGCAGCTCGCGCCCCGCTACGGTGAGCTCCAGCCCCGGCTGCAGCGGTTCTTGTCGGGAGTGCGCCAGCCATGAGCAAAGCCGAAGCACACAAGTTGTTGGACAGGGTGCGTGAAGGCCGACCTGTACCGCTGTACCTGATTGAGCTGGCGCTGGTGGCCACGGGCGACAAGCCTGCGGAGCTCGGGCCATGAATGAAACCATCTTGGCGCTGGACTTGGGCACGACCACAGGCTGGGCATGCAGACCCATGGACGGCAGCATTGTGCATGGCTGGGCCAGCTTCAAGCCCGGCAGGTACGAGGGTGGCGGCATGCGCTACCTGCGGTTCAAGCAGTGGCTCAGTGAGCTCAAGGGCACGGTGGGTGGCGAGCTGCAGGCGGTGTACTTCGAGGAAGTGCGCAGGCATGCCAGCACTGACAGCGCCCATGTCTACGGTGGGCTGATGGCCACGCTGACAGCATGGTGCGAGCACCACAAGATCCCTTACCAAGGCGTGCCTGTGGGCACGATCAAGAAGCATGCAACCGGCAGGGGCAACGCAGGCAAGCAAGACATGGTCGAGGCCATGCAGCTGCTTGGCCATCCTGTCACTGACGACAACGAGGCAGACGCGCTGGCGCTTTTACACTGGGCATTGGAGGTTCAATCATGTTGACGACTGTTTTTTGGGTGGTAGCACTCATGCTGCTGGGTTCGCTGTTGACCCTGATTGTGCTGTGGCTGATGTTGAAATTCTTGGAGCAAAAATGATGCACATCAGCTACGTCAAACTGTTCAGAGATGAGGAAGGCACGGTGCGTGACACGCAAGAGGCCAACGGTGAGATCCGCAACTTCCAGCACCAGATTGAGCTGCTCAAGCAGGCGCTGGAGCGCGAGATGAACACGGTGGCCGACCTGCGGGAGCTGCTGGACTCGGTCAGGCGCATTGCGTTTGAGCTCAACGAAGAGATATTGAAAGACACAAATGCCCAGACCACAGAGTGATATCACCGGCAAGCAGATACAGATTGCAGTCAGAGTGACAGCAAGCCAGAAGCAAGCCTTCAAAGACATTGGCGGTGCAGTGTGGCTGCGCCGGCAGCTGACAGCTGAGCTGGAGAGGCGCTGGCAGGCAGAGCAGCCAAGCCTTGGCAAAAAGATCATCAGCCGTGTCTTCGGTAGATGAGCTGGCCTGCCCAGCATGCGGCAAGGTACACCCAGATGCCGTGCTCATCACGCTGCCAGATGGCACCAGCGTGGGCAGCTACAGCGAAGCCTACCGCGCCTACTGCGAGGCCAAGTGGGTGCTGGAGAAGCTGCCTGTCACGGTCAACAGGCGGCGCAAGTCAACCCCGCAGATCAGCAGGCGGGACTACATCATGGCGGTGCTTGACAAGCGTGGCCAAGAGTCAGCCGATGAGCTGGCCAACAACGTCACCAAGCTATGGAAGGCAGCCAAGTGAACTATCTATCAGTCTGTAGTGGCATTGAGGCCGCCACAGTGGCATGGCATCCGCTTGGGTGGCAAGCCGTTGCGTATTCGGAGATTGAAAAGTTTCCATCTGAAGTGCTGGCGCATCACTACCCAAACACGCCAAACCTTGGCGACATGACTAAATTTAAGGAGTGGTCAATTGAATCAAATGTCGATGTTCTTGTCGGAGGAACTCCCTGCCAATCATTCAGTGTCGCAGGACTCAGAAAAGGATTGGATGATCCGCGTGGCAACCTCATGCTCACCTATCTTGCCATTGCTCGCCAATATCGGCCCAGATGGTTGGTCTGGGAGAACGTCCCCGGCGTGTTATCCAGTAACGGAGGACTCGACTTTGCCTCATTACTTCGAGGGATGGGGGAACTCGGGTATGGGTTCGCCTACCGAGTTCTTGACGCTCAATACTTTGGAGTGGCACAGCGCCGCCGCCGTGTGTTCGTTGTCGGACACCTTGGAGACTGGCGAGCTGCCGCAGCGGTTCTTTTTGAGCGTTACAGCTTGTCAGGGCATCCTCAACCGAGCCGAAAGAAGGGGAAAGGTATTGCCGGCTATGTTGAAAGCAGCTTTGGACAATATCGCGAAGACAGCATCGGAG